GGGGGTCGCACTGCCCATACCCAAGGAGCCGACAAGCAAACTCCCATAAAGGGAGATAAACAACCCGAACACACCTTCCAAGCAATGCTTGGCCCCGTTAGGGGACTAGGTGCCGGGTTGTATCCAATGCTTAATCAGTCCCCAAGATGGGTGACCCCCAATTGGCAATTGCCAAGCCGGCCTATGTGGCCGGCACCCAACGGCGATTAAGTGTCACTTCGCCGTGTAGTGCGGATTTATCGAATAAGAGGGGTTCGAAAGTCTGAACCTCTCTTGGTCTCCATTCTCGGCTTTCCAGCGAGATAAGAGATTTCGATAAAGCGTAGACACCCTCGAGTCTATCAGTGCGATAGACAGGAGCCTGGACCCAGCCGAGTATTTCTCTCTGTTGGATTTGTCGATTCCATCTTGCTTTAGGAACGACATACCAGGAATGGTGCCTACCAAGCATAGCGCTGTTCTCAGAGACCGTGGGCAACGAACCCAAGTGTCTCTCCACCTGATAAAAAAGGTGGTTGGCGACGCGCCGGTAACCTTTCTTGAAGAATTGGTTAGCGGTGCTCACCCACGAGATAAGGCGACTAGCTTGCCGTCTGTTCTCAGGTCTCAGCTCTCTGACGTAAATCGGCGTTACAACCGAACCGTCATAGGCATCGACTCCGCAGGACTCTCTAAACTTTCCAGTTGTGAAAGTCTTACGGTCATTCACCTTGCAATTGTACTTTCGCAGGTGATCGAGAACAGATTCAGTGACGCTAGCGGGGACTATTATATCATCCCCGTAAACGTATACGCTACGGGAACAATATTTTATGTTCCTATAGCTTACAGGAAGGTTGTGTGCCCGTAATGAAGCGACTATACAAATAGTATAGAAGTACATCGCCTCAATCGGGAAACACAATGCACTCCCCATCGACGCGAACTTTCGAAGATGGACAATACGTCCATCAGGGAGTTCGGCCGTGGTCGATCGACATGCCTCGATACAATCCTTTAAGTCAGGATTGGAGCGAAACATCTCCAATGCGTGACCGACTGGAACGCGATCACTGGCATCAGAAAGATCAATGGTTGAATATTGACCATCGAAAGACGACTCGAGTGACAGCCTTTGGTTAACCGTTTGGTCGCGGAAATTAATATGTCCGCGAGTCAATGGATGACTCTCCAGTCTCTGAACGAGAGCACTGGCGACGCCCTGCTGTGCATATTGCATACAGCAAGGCTCAAGAGCTATAACTCGTGGGGCCTTTAACGTCTTCGGGACCGTGACGACCCTAACGGGGCGCTCGGAATCTGAAGAAACGATCGAAACTTCCTCGAGCTCCGATGAAGGATGCAAACTCCCACAAGAAATAGGGAGAGCAGAACCCAACAAAGGGAAATAAGGCTCGAGACGATCGTGCCAATACTTCCAACTATACTTCCGATTTCCGGAGATATAGTCGGCTGTACGTCCCGGACCGTGTTTTGGAACAAATTCCAATGGTCTAAGACCATAAAGGATATTGTCCCATAACATAGAAGAAACACGCTGAAAAAGGCGCGTATCTTCTTCCGGTATCGGGAGGCAGTTAAAGGACTGTTCAATTTTGACGAAAGACTCGACGGCTTTGCGCTCCCTGCTGGGGGTGCAGGCCAACCGGACTTTCTTGAACACGAGGCAGATTTGCCGAATGCTCGAGATGAGTTCGGCCTTTGAGTTTTCGTCATGTAATAGCCTTCCTGTCCTCTTATCAAACACCTGACCGAGCAGACCTTGCAGAAATGCAGGAATTGCTCCATTCTTCCGAAAATACTGGAAGAATGATGGGTCGATCGAACCAATGTCCAGGCTTCTTTCGAAGTCGGCACAGAAGTTCGGTAAGGTTATCGTAAGAAACGATAAACCTTGTGTAAGAACCCGGGATCGCATAGTTTTTCGATCCCGGAAAGAGGGCTTCACTGTACACCTAGCGCATGCGTCTTCATAGACGAGTAGCGCCACTTCTAGACAGTCACTTGCGTGGCTTTTCATTTTCTGCTCTCCTAGTAGGAGGGTAAGAAAATCCAGCCGCCACATGGGACGTCCACAATTCACATTACAACGGGCGGAGAAGCCTACGTAGTAGGTTTCTTGGACTTCTTAGACGGCTTCGGCGGAAGTTTCCGCTGAAGGGCCTTAGTTCCTTGCTCCTGTTGCCTCGGGGTCAAAGAGCCGGCAGCGCCGACTATGACACCGTGGATAACTTTTGCAATGGGACCTTGGGCATTGGAGATACCGATCAAACGATCGATATCAACACCGTTCTCCTCGAGCGCGGACACCACATCGGTGTACGTTTTCAAGGCTGTCAGGAATTTATTTAGTCCTGCCATTAGAAGTATCCTCCTTTTCGGGTAGTAAGTTCACGAACAAAGTTATCCTTAATCGATGCGCACCCACTTTAAAAACAAATGGGATACGAAACGAACCGGATAGCATTAACCGGACGAAAAGAAACCGAAGCAACTCATGGAGAATATCTCCATGATCACTCTCGGATTCTTCTTCGGCCAGGTATGTCATGACTCCCTCCCGTAGAGTTTTCCGACCATTGTGCTGTCGAGCCAGGACTTGAACCCGGTTACCATTTGATCAATCTGAGTGGAAGTAAATCCAGCTTCAGGACGATCGATTTGGACCGACACCGTCACATTCTCGAAGTCGTTGACCGCGGTTAGCGGATCAGCGACAACGGCGCGTTGCGTAAAAGCAACACGAGACACGACACGGCTTTTGCCGTCGCGTTTTATTGGACGATGTAAGATGTCAAGACCGAATGTTTGATCAGCAAGCTGATAAAACGAGTGTTGCCCCTCCGAAGTAAGGCGGGGCATACTCTTGGCAACAGCATTGACAGTGATAGATTGTGGATCGGCTAGCATATAGCGACAGACCTCCAGAAGTTAAACGAGGTTTTCACTGATTGTTAGCACGAAGATCTCGAGTCTTCGCACCGTATGCGTCAATCAGAGGACGTGAAGCCGCCCGAAGTGCGAGTAATACCAATCGCACCCAGGATGGCCCACTGACGAATGGATAAGTTATTCCATGTCTGGTCAAATCCATACGGACTATCTGCTACTTTACGCTGCTTAGTGGCGTAAGATCTTTGCCACTGTAGCACACGCTGCCCGGATTTGAAGTTAAGTAAGCTAGTTTTAGTTACTTTCTTCTCCGTGCTTTTCATTATGTAGAGATAGCGGGACACGATACCGTCGACTACAAAGTCATCCAGGCGTTCGATAAATTTACCGAAGCCTGAAAACCAGTCGACGGCCCATGACCAAGGTGTTACTTTCCAAACCACGGTCGGATTGATGCGCAAACCATATAAAGTAAGGTATCTCTTTATAAGGTTGAGCTTGGACCCTTCGTCCGCGCTCACATCAAATTCCGGACGGTAAAACTTAAACGACCCGACGGCCCACACAGTAGTGTTCAACTCCTGTGTGATGTCGCACACGGCCGGAACAGTAAAACCGTCTATCGTGAATTGATTGTAAAACGACTGAAAACGGTGATCTCCAGAACCTGGTTCGGTTCCAGAGCCGTAAAGTCGATGTACAAGAGATTTCACGTTCGTGGATTCTAAAACTCGCCTCTTCCGTACCCAGGTATTGTTCTGAGCTAAAAGCTCAGCCAAATACTTTTCAGAATTCTGAAAAACGTTGTGCAACTGCACGACGTCTGAAAGGAACGGAACCCAACCAAACTGGTGATTAAGAAAGTGTTCTGCAACCGAAGTCGGATGCATTATCACTTTCGAATACCCGCCCCCAAACGAACGCCATGCATTATACATGCCGTTCGCAGTGGTTTCGAGTTGACGGGGAAGCTCGCGTAGCTCGTAAAGAAACTGCGCGAGATTCGCCTTAGTCACCTTGGGCTTGAGTTTATCCCAAGCGAGCGAGTCATACCCGGTGATTGGCGGTGGCATTTCTGTTCTGTAAGCCGATGTATTATCCGGCCCCCAGAAACCAGAGTCCACAAAAGATCCGTTGTATACTTTGTACGACCCCGATTGGGGCGTACGATCGCTTACAACGACTCGACGCCGGTCAGATGCTGGAATAAAGTACTTGACATAAGTCAAGGGTCCGCCTGATCGATAAGGTGGGCCAGGATTCTTCCTGTCCCAAATCCTTTCGAAATGTTCGGACAACTCTGTAGCGCCCGTTGTGTTAATTTGCTCAGTATTGAACAAATTACCGTTGGAGAAATATTCTTTCATTTCCCCCAACTTTTGACCCGGTTTGAGAGCGGGGCTCCTCTTATTGTTAAAATAAGAAGGAGATAACAAATCCCGTTCTCGATACCGGTTCAATCCGCTGGCTACATGATGCTTATCAGAAGGTTTCCGCTGAACGCGGATCTTCTTCGTGATAAGCTTCTTGCAAAACAGCTTGAAACGACCACCGTTCTTACTCCGATAAAGAGTAAGGATCCCTTTACAGGGCTCTCCGGTGACACGTTCATATTCGGACTGCAGATCTTTATTCCCAGAAACATCAGTAAATGATCCGGGCATAGTAATACCTCCGTTTAGAAGTGAAGGCCGAAGCCCAAGACCCCCCGGGAGGGG